CCCGCCTCCAGCAATGGTTCATATGACGTCATGTGTACACCACCACACTTTACTTTCCCGGGTTACCAATCCGAGCGGTCTTCTTGCACGCCATACTTACCCATCCTGGCAGTATTAATTTTTATTGATTTCTTGTTTTACGACTATTAGACTAAATAATTAGTATGAGGGGATTATGTTTGTTGTGTTGATTGTTCCCACCAATGATAGCCACGATTGCATGGTGAATGTGACGGCCGCTGTTACTCCAAAGACCATAGGGTTGCTGAGTGCAAAAGCATCAGTCGCACTAGGGTAAAATTGCAAAGTAGTGGCCGTCACCAGCACGCAGTAGATAGTCATACCATCCACCAATGTTACTGCCTGGGTTGCATTGCCACCGGTGCCCAATTTCACCAAGGTGCTGGGTGCACCATTGGTCCATGCGCCTGATGCGCTATTGTTGATGTCCAAAATTACTTTATAAACATCAAGTACCGTGGCTCCGGTTGGTAATGACGAGGCGGTACCGGAAATATTATTGCTTTGTGCAACGCCCACAAACGCATTTCCGGCCACAACCGCGGTTGCTGTTAGTCCAATTCCCAATTGGGAATATTGCCCTCGTGGCAATGGTAGTGTCAACAAACGTGGCGAAATCTGCATATCCGCAAACTCCACTACATAGTCAAAAATCACATACCCAGGACTATCGGTTGATGCGCTCTTACTCAATAAGAACACTTCACCAGCAGCATAATCGTTAATGTCATTGTTCATGCCGTAATCAGTCGACTTCCAATCTGCGGTCACACTCAATCGTGCAGAATGGTTGGTCCACTGTGGTCCCAACACTGTGTTTGGGTCGGACATCACAAATGGCAATAGTTGTGGACTTGTTTGAGAAAGAAACACGCTATCGCGATTCTTCCCATAGTAGAACATAACATCCCCGCTGGCCGACGTAGGGGAGCTCGTAATGTAGTGCACTACAATATCTTTCCACTTAAACTTCTGATACAATTGCATGTACTGACGAAGAGTGCTATCACTAAAGACAGCAGGAGAGAGAGGAGTACCTCCACAAAGAACCCAAGTGGCAATAGAGCCACTTCCAACAGGTGTAAACATAAAATCCCTGCCTGCACAAGTAACACCAGAACTATGAGAGACAACTCGTGTTTGAGAACCTGTAATAGAGTTCCCAATAGCGACTGGTGCTGTCGTAATTGTGCTAACAGGACCCTCGACTCGAGAGGGTGCACTTTGGCGCGGCGACCGGTACATTTTCCCCACACTCGCCTGACGACGGATGCGAGGCGTACTGCCACCTTTGCGATTGCTATTGCTGCGTTGCAGCATACGAATATTTTTAACGGCATTCATTACAAAAATTTGGTTAACCTTTGTCGTCGGCGTCTACGTCTACCCTGCCCCCGGAGTAGAAATGACGCCGCTCGATACTCACCATTGTATAAACGCGATGGACCAACGTTTCCGTGGTCGGGGGCTGCGTTACTCTGCAATGGCTCGTTTACGTGTGGATCAGACAGGATTGGCTCGTAGGGAGCCCCATCCGGAACATACTCAACATTTGGCGTAATGCCGGTTCTTGAATATGTTATTGCTTGCCCCACATCCCCACTTAGCTGCTTCATTTCGCCCACCCATGTGTTATAGTCACCAGGTGCACTGGTGTCGATATCATCTGGGGGGGCTGCTGCGGTCACAGGCGGCAGTCCAAATGGCAGTTTCGTAGATGGGGATGGTATATCAATGGGATTAGACCTCACTGGTGGCATCACATCACCACTAGTTGTCTTGGTCTCTGGTACACCCCGTAAACGCTTGGGTATAATTTTTGTCGTCTGACGGCGGGGTTTGGGGTAGTAAACCATGTTGCCGTACATGGGATCCTGGCGGTATAGCTCTTCAACCTCGCGGACGTATTTTTCGCGGTTTTGCAACCAGTCATTCATATCACCCACATAGTTGATGCCACTACGCACCAATCCACCTACGGCACCAATGGCGCCACCCTTCACTAAACCGCCGCCAACATTCGTAGCAATGTCTTGCGCTCGTGTCAATGCATAATTCCCATACAACGGCAACGCACTTATCGCGCCACCAATGCCTCCTTCATGACGCAGATTGCGTTCATAAATGACATCAGCAGCTCTTCTATGCGCGTTGTCCTTGAAATGGGCGTACGCTGTATCATGTAACCTACTTTGGGAGTCCAAATAGTCCTTAGGTTTGGATGCACCAAACTTTCTAGACCATTGAACTCGACCATCACTCCAACCTGGACCTGTGTAATTGTCCATGTTCGAACCCTATCCCCACTCGAAATGTGGATAGGTGGTATGATCTTCGTGAACCTCGGTTCCGTATTCGATGCTGGCTTGTTGATACCATCTTTCAATGATCTCCTGTTCATCGGGCAAAATGCCCCATGCACGCCATACATCGTAACGTGATTGCGGATCCACCAGCGAATTATCCATCTTTAAATCGTGCATTAGCATATGGATACCCGTGCGAAATTGCACACTATTGGCGATATTACTCCCTTTAGTGCCGCATCGGCTAAAGAAGCGATAAAATTCCTGTGATATTGGCACCCCTTTCGTAAGTGCCTCTCCACATTCTCCTACTGCCCCCAGCCACTTGCGCATCGCCGTCTCGGTATCCAATGGCACGATTGACATGCAATCCTTCGAGACGCTACTAGGGATATTGCGCACCATAACCGGCCCGTTACTGGTCCGGATACAATGCATCTGGCAAAATTCGATTTGTGCTAGCTCATAGCATGGTTCTTCAACTGTCATGCGGAATCCCATTTCGAGAAACCACTTATCCAAACCTGCTGAAAATGCTGCCAAGTGTCTCCGTTCCATGAAGACCACACAGTCATCTCCGTTGTTCATCAACTTAGTTGGCACCCCACGCTCACGTGAGTAAGCGTAAATGAGTGCACACATTATGATGCAGTTTCCGAGCGCAGTATTCATGTCACCACTGAATCTGCGTCCCTTCACTTTATACCTGAGCTTGCCATCGTCGCAATATCCTCGCCCAACATTGAACATCTGCCACTTCAACAACGTTTCCAATTCCTTACATTGGTAAATGCTGTTGTATATACTGTGCTCCCACGCCAGCATTGGTTCTGAAACATGCATGTCGAATTTGGTAGCGTCGAGGCCAATCGCTACTGGCTCCTCAAACGATTCCCATTTCCCGACCATGATCCTACCAACCTGCTGCACGTTATACCCTTTTATAACCGTGGGTCCATCACCGTATATTTTCTTGATTCGCTTATAAAGGCGATGTTCTATGGGCTTTATATAAGCACCCAACGAGAGATTATAGCGAGAATCCCTTGGTTGGATGCACCTAGGTGCCCCACTAGGTTTTACTTTTTCACACTTGACAAATGCGACACTTACAGCATCAGACTTAGATACTGGTGTTATCGACAACGACTCCAATGCATTTTGGTACAATGCTTTCTTACGACCTGTGTACATCTCGACGACCTGTTCGAGGGAAACTGGGGTGGTATGGAAAGCTTGTAACTTGTGCTTGAAGTCATGTAATCGAGTAAACAACAACATCCGGTCTGGTACCGGTGGTGCCACATAGTCATCACCTACTTTACAATAATACATACGCGTGAGTAGTGCAGTTTTCAGCGTATTGATGTCGGCATTATTGATCCTCAAATTGATCTCAGGAGCGAGCCCTCCTAACACATAAAGTACTCGCTCCTTGTAGGGCGCCTGATCCTTCGTTACCACGAGATCTGGATGAGTCAGATCGCAATCATGACTCAATCCTGGTAACTGGACCAAGCGCCCTCAATTGGCAGAGGTACCCGTGAACCAACTCCACCACGTGTTGATTCCACGGTTACGTCTCCACTTCAGGTATGACCGCTTTGTCATCCTGTGAGCACGCAATTCCTCGTCCCCTGGAGTCAGGACCATTTCGATTATGGTCTCCATGTAAGCGGCTTGCTGCGTGGGTCTCAATCCATGGGTGTCCATGAATCCACGTGCCAGTCGCCGGATTACCATTCTATTTGCTTCCTTGTTTTCCGGGGTGCCCATTTTTGCCTTGATCTCGGCAATGATCGTCTTGAGGTAGTTTTCACGCTTGTGTGTTCCTACACGGCGATGACGACGTTCCTTGAACAACTCGGTTTCAAGGACGGTGGTTTGGCTCACGACAGGTACTGCAACTGCAGGTTGTGCTGTTACATTACTCATCGCAGTCCGAAACCACTGCATCGGGGTGTACGAGATGATGGCAGTGCACGACTCAGCTTGAGCCGGTTCTGTCACACTCGCGTCAAGAGGCGGGTTGATGGTAGTTGGTGTTGGCACCACTGGTGCCGCTGTCCCACACAACATTCCATTTTCAAGACACTCAGTGGGCAACAACATGTTATCGTCCGCGAAGTTGTCTATCAAGACTCTTGTGGTTTGGTGATCTTCTTGCCATTCAGTCCATTCATTGTACAGCCAGTAAGCTGCGAGGCCGGCGGTGGTGACGCCGGCCAGTATCGTTAAATTTCGTGTTGTGATCATGGTTGTGTAAGAAGAAAGGGGGTGCTTTACGCAAGCAGCGTGAGAAGAGGACAGATCTCACTGCTCCGGTCCTACACCGGAAGAGTTCTGTTGGTGGCAGATGCTAACCTACCCGACGCTCGATAACCAACAATACATTCACCTTTGAAGCCACGGCAATGTAACACAAATCCTAACGGCCCCTGTGCATCGGCATACGCTTGGGG